GCCAGGCACGCAGCGCCGCAGCAAAAGATTTTTAAAAAATGGGCGGAAACGGATCCGGCGGTCACAACCGCAAGCCGTCGAAGGTCAAAAAAGTTCAGGGCAACGCAGGCAAGCGCAAAGCGAACACGCGCGAGCCGAAGCCGCGGCCAGGAGTTCCTGCGCTGCCGATCGGTGTGACTGGCGAAGCTCGCCGAGAGTGGGATCGGATCGTTCCGATCCTCGAGAAGATGGCCGTGCTGACGACGGCTGATGGGCCGGCACTCGCGGCCTATTGCAAACTGCACGAGCTGAAGCTGAAAGCGGAAGCTGCCGTCGCGAAGTACGGCATCGTGATTGCCAAGGTCGACGAGGCCGGCGTATCGGTGCTGCGGAAGAATCCCGCGGTCTCGATCATCGAATCGTCGAGCCGGCTGATCCGTTCATTTTTACAGGAGTTCGGTCTCACTCCTGCGTCGCGTACCAAAGTTGCGGCCGCTGAAGGTCGCGATCTCGAGCCTGATGTTAAAGCACAAGACCAGCTTCAAGACTTCCTCGACCGAAAGCCTGCTAGCACGCGCGCACAGTAGCACGCCGAAGGTGGCGCGCTATTGCCTCGACGTGCTCACGGGGAACATTCCGGTCGGGCGCCTGGTGTTCCTGGCCGTCGAGCGTCACGTTCGGGATCTCACCGAAGGCAGCGCGCGCGGCCTGTTCTTCGACGACGCAGCTGCGTCGTACGTGATTGAGTTCTTCGAGAAGTTCCTCGTCTTCGCGGAAGGCGAGCACGCCGGGCAGCCCTTCATTCCCACGCCCTGGCAGCAGTTTGTGCTCGCCATGATATTCGGCTGGAAAACCGCAGACGGTTTCCGGCGATTCCGCACCGCCTACCTCGAGATCGGCAAGGGCAACGGCAAATCGCCGCTCGCTGCTGGCATCGGCCTGTTCTGCCTGCTGGCTGACGGAGAAGAGAGCGCCGAGATCTACTCGGCGGCCGTCACGAAAGACCAGGCCAAGATCCTGTTTCGCGATGCCGAGAACATGCGCTCCAAATCCGCATGGCTGCGTCGCAAGGTCGCCTCGCACCGAAATAACCTGAGCGTGTTATCGACGGCGTCCTACTTCCGGCCGATCTCGTCCGAAAAGCGCGGCCTCGACGGAAAGCGCGTGCATTGCGCGCTGCTCGACGAGATCCACGAGCACCCGAGCGACATAGTGGTCGACAAGATGCGCGCCGGCACCAAAGGGCGCCGGCAGGCGATCATTTTCATGATCACAAACTCGGGATACGACCGCGAGACCGTCTGTTTTTACCAGCACGAGTACAGTCGCAAAGTGCTCGAGGCGATTCTCGAGCCGTCGGTCGCGGACTCGCATTTCGCTTTCGTGTGTCACCTCGATGCCTGTGAAGAGTGCCAGGAGAACGGACACACGCAGCCGAAAGACGGCTGCGACAACTGTGACAGCTGGCTCGATAAGGATGTCTGGATCAAGGCGAATCCGAACCTCGGCGTTTCGATCCAGCTGAAATATATCGACGAACTCGTGCAGGAAGCGGTCGCGATGCCCTCGAAAGAGGGGATCGTGCGCCGGCTGAATCTCTGTTTCTGGACGCAGGGCGAGAAGCGCGCGATCGGTGCCGCGGCATGGGCGCGCTGTTCCGACGTGAAGGATCCCGTCGAGTGGCGCGAGCGCATGCTGAAAGAGCTCGAGGGCTGCACCTGCGGTGCGGGAATGGATCTCGGCTCGACCGATGATCTTTCGGCGACTGTTTACTTTTTCCCGAAACAGCCGCGCGTGCCGCGACCGATTGTGCTGCCGTTCTTCTACGCGCCGGAAGAGAGTGTCGCCCTGCGCACGCAGAAAGATCGGATTCCTTACGATCTCTGGCGCCGGCTCGGATTCATCAAAGTCACCCCCGGCCAGGTCCGCGACGACGGCTTCATTCGGAAGGATATTAACGATTGTGCCCGGCGCTTCAACGTGCTCGAGCTGCGGCACGATCCATATCGCGCGCTGCTGCTGACCAACGAACTGCAGGCCGATGGCTTCTCCGTCGAGCCGCATGCAACCTCACGGGCGCTGAAGGGGCACCAGCAGGGTTTCATTTCGATGCACGATCCCACGACGCGCCTGCTGACGATGGTGAAGAGCGCGGAATTCGATCACGGGAACAATCCGGTGCTGACGTGGATGGCCGACAACCTGGTCGTCGTGTCCGACGCTGCCGGCAACCAAAAACCGGTGAAACCATCTAACTCGGCCTCGCCGAAAAAAATTGACGGCATGGTTGCCCTGATCCTGGCGATCGCGTCCGTCGATGCGCACCCCGGCTCGGGCGGCGACGGTGCGACGGTGATCGGCCCGTGCAGCCATTGCGGAGAGCTCGCGATCGGTAGGGTGACGACCAAAGGCGACGTCGTTTACGACTGCGGAAAGCATGCGGCATGAATCGATTCACCGCACTCTCGGCGCTTCTGGGCACCGTCTGTCTGGTCACCGGTGCTGTGCTGATTTATCGGCCGCTCGGCTTCCTCGTTCTCGGTTCCCTGCTGTTGAGCCTGGCTTTCGCGACGTCGAAACGAACTAAATGACCTGGGCGCAGCAGTGGCGAGAGTTTCGTGATTCACTTGCGTCGGTGATCTCGTTTCCGGCCGACTATTTCGCCGGCTGGTTCGGCGTGGCGCCTTCGGATTCGGGCGTCGAAGTCAATGAGCTTACCGCGATGCAGATCGCGGCATACGTTGGCTGTGTTCGTTTATTGAGCGATGCGATCTCGTCGACTCCGCTGAACGTCTGGGAACGGATGAGCGACGGCAGCGAGCGGCTCGCAGTCGATCATCCTCTGCAGAACGTGTTGCGACTGCAGCCGAATCGGGACTGCACTGCGGCTGACTTTCTGCACGCCGGGCAGACGCACCTCTGCCTGACCGGAAACTGCTATAGCGAAATCGGCTACAACGGCGCCGGCCAGCCCGCGGGCATCTTCCTGCGCAATCCGTTCCGCACGATTCCCTATCGCTACGCCAAGGGCGGCCCTGGCGGCTACGATCTCGAGCCTGGCGACCTGTTTTACAAGACGAACGACTCGCCGACCGGCTATGAGCGCATCATTCGCGCCGACGACGTCGTGCACGTCAAAGGGCTCGGCATGGACGGGTTGGTCGGCCTGAGCCCGGTGAAGTACTACGCGCGCGAGGTGCTCGGCAACGATCTCGCCGCGCAGTCGTACTCGGCGAAGTTCTTCGCGAATGACTCACGGCCGGGCGGCTATCTCAAGTTTCCCGGCATGCGGGATCCTGAGCAGAAGCTCAAGGACGCGCAGACATGGATTGCGGCGCACGCGCGCGGCAATGCCCGGCGTGTGGCGATCCTAGATGGCGGCATGGAGTGGGTCAACGTTGGCGTGCCACCGGAAGAGGCGCAGTTTCTCGAGACCCGAGAGTTCAACCGCACGCAGATCGCGTGCATCTTCGGGATCCCGCCTCATTTTCTCGGCGAGGCCGCGGAGTCGCGCGCGAACATGGAACAGCGCGCCCTTGAGTTCCTGACTTTCACGCTGAAGCCTTGGCTCAATAAGTGGGAACAGTCTTTCAACGTTCGGCTTTTCCCGGCAGTGGGCCGCAATGCCGGCCGGTTCTTCTGCCGGTTCGACACCTCGCAGTTTGAGCGCGCAACCTATGCCGATCTCCTCAAGGGCGTGCAGATGGGCCGTTACGCCGGCCTGATCTCGATGGATGAAGGCCGCAAGCTGCTCGGCTTCCAGCCCTACTCGAGTAAGCAACTGAACTCACCGAATCCGGCCGACAAGCTCTGGCAGCCTGTAAACATGGCGTGGGTCACGAAGGAATGGGACAAGGGCGAGGATCCGACCAGTCTGCCGCAGGGCCAGGGCGCAGACGGCGCCGGCCAGGGCGGAAACGACCAGGACGGCGGCGACGGCGGCTCGGGCACGCCGAGCGGTACGACGCAGGGCGGCGATCGCGGCGCGCGCGGCAGTGATCGTGAAGTCGGCTATTACTTCGCGCTCTATTGCGGCACCTTCGAAGACGCTTTCCGGCGTCTTCGGGCTCGTCACAAGCCCGATGCTGCGGACTTCCAGCGCTGTTTCTCGCCGGTTCTCGAGAGCCTGGCGGCGGTATTCGAGTGCGATCCGGCCGAGCGCGAGCCGGGCGACATGCGCCTGAGCGAGCATTCCTGCGAGTTCGTACGGAAGTACATTGCCGGCATGGCCCATCGGTCAAGGGCCTGGAGTAACGACGCGGCGGCCG